TCTAGCACGTCTTCCTCGGGAATCGTAGTATCATCCATTATGCCGCCTCAATAACTCGTACGCCATCCAACCACGCAGTGAGTACCTTGTCGAGATCAACACGATCCTCATCGTCAGGCAGTTGGTCTTCAAGACGCCACCGTCGTATGATGCGTCGATATAAATCCTCTGGGTCCCACGTCGTGCCGGTGAAGATACGACGACCATTCGGGACGAGAATCGGGCCGAGTGATGTGAAGACGAAGCGTTCGAGCTGATCCTGCAACGTCTTGCTGTACGCGTTCTTCTCCGTAACGAGGTCGTCGCCGATGATCTCGTCAGCGCGCTTCGACGGAATAGACGATCCGATACCGACAATGCCCAGCGTCGGGTCTTTCATACCACCGGGTGGCTCGCGACGGTTGACGATCATCTCACTTGCAGTCCAGCGCTCGGGCTTGTCGGGCTTAAGCTGGCCGAAAATGTTGATGTATCGCGCATTGTCCGCAAGAATCGTCTCGATCTGACGAGCGAACGCCATACCCTGCGCTTCCATCGACTGGAAACACAGCAGGAACCTGATGAGTGGGTTGCGTCCGATCTTCCACGTAGTGTAGTTGACCGACACAGCGGTGGACTTGCCAGACCCGCGAGGAGCGAGGATCAGCAGATCATCATCTGTGTACTGCAAGTCCTCGTAGATGGTGTGCATGACACGGGAGTTCGGGACGTATTCAGCGTTCCCTTCGCCCGTCACGTACTCGCTGTAGAATTCCAACGACTCATAGGCAGCGAGGTCGTTGCCTTTCAGCCCGCCGATTTGCTCGGCAAGGCTGTCTGCGAATAGCTGTCGCCAGTCGTTGGTCATCGAACCTAGCCCTCGACTCGCTCCGGCCAGTGCCACGTCCCGCCCGCGTGCTGATCGGACTGACGCACGTACTGGTTGAAGAACATCCCAGTGGGATTCATGACAGCCAGTGAGACTTCCTCATGGGGGCTCACAGGCGTTGGCCCGTGCACTTCCGTCACGATTGCCGCACGGCACTGCTGTCCGTACTCTCCACCCGGAGTCCCATACGACACGTAGTGGACGATTCGCCCAACACTCGGCTTGTCCATCACTTCATCCTTCCCATGTGGTGCCCTGCACGACAATTCCTGCACCGTGGATACCCGTAGCTTGGGGCGTTGCACGCGCACTTGATGCAAGTACATCGGCGCGTGGGCGGCATTTCCAGCCCCTATCTGGTCGAGGGCCTTGGTGCGGCGGCCCCGTCCTCCGCGTTGCCCGCGTTGCCGTACCTCAGGATCAATGGTTGCGCCTGCGTGCTCCACCGAACCGCTGCTGACGCCGTTGTGCCCGATTCGGCCTACCCGCATCCGATTCGCCGAACTGCCTCAACTGCGCAGCCTCGTACATGCGACGGTAATCCGATGGCGTCAGGAGCTTCGCGGCGTCGAGCTGCTCTTGTGTGAACGCTGGCCGCTCCGTGTAGATTGCGTGCTGCGTATCCGTAACTGCTGCCATTGTTGTCCCTATCTGGATTGGTGGTCTGGTGGTCGAGGGGATGGGTGCAGTGGTGGCCGAACCGCCCGCCGCACACCCGCAGTATAGCGGTGTGATCCGGCGCTGTCGATCACATCAAAGGCCCCCGAGCGGAGCGAGGGGCCGCAAGTCCGCCAAGGCCCTCGAACTCTCGACCGCGTTGTCCTCCACCCGCCCTCGTGCACTGCCCCCTTGAAGTCCGCCAGTCTTCTACAGCCCCTTCTCGTCCACTTCTCCACCCACGCACCAACCGACGATGCGCTCATCGTTCTTCAATTGCGTGCCAACACACGCGCGCACTCATGCACCAACGCGCTCATGTGCGTGCAATGCGATTGCTGGTTGCTGGTCGAGGGGAGGAGGGGCACCACCGCACAGGGCTTATCTGCTGATGCACGCGGTATCGAATCGTGAGCGGCGGGTCGATGGCCCGCTCCATATAACCCACCCGTCCGCCCTCTCAGGGTAGCAGAGCCAGCGCACACCGGGGTAAACATGGATCACCGTTGTAAACATGCGTGTAAACATGGGAACCCCAGTGTTTGCAAGGGTCGCGGACTATGGCGCAGCCACTTGGCCTCATGTTTACAACGTTGTGACGCCCTTCACAATGCACAGCTTTACCGAGGATCACCCCCACCCGTCCAAAATATCTGTGATCATTTTCCCTCCACCGATGCCCTTGCTGTTTATTTTCCGTTCCATCGGGGCAACGCGGGCAACGCGGAGGACGGGGCCACGCACTCCTCAACACTGGTCAACTCGCCCTAGTTGTCCACCGATGCCCCCGATTTTGAAAAATTGATAGGAATGGCCGAGTGGTCAATCTGTCCCTCCTGTCTCGCACGCTTGTGTGGGACCCATAATGATATGGAAATGATATGGAATCCTCGATCTTGATATGGTTCTGTTACATGTGCATCCTCTCCCGATGGTAGGATGCAAGCATCAAGGGATGGGGCATGGATGGGGACGGGAGCGGACACGATGACCAAGACGATCGAGGTGGACGGGCGCATGGTGGAGGTCGAGGACATGACCCCTACCCCTGAGGCGTATCGGCGTATGCTCCGGTACATTGAACAGAACAGTACATCCAGTGTTGATCAGGCGTGGGCGCACCGTGAACTTGAGCGCGTGCAAGGTGTCACGGCGTGGTCAACGGACGTGCGCCCTATCGTCTAGGGTCGAGGGATCGAGGGTGCGCACGTACCGCAATGTACGCGCCCATCCGCGAGCCATTGACTAGGGACGGGATCGCGCATGACTGGCGAGCAACGCGCCGCGCTGGAAGTCGCCATAGCCCACGCTATGGACGCGCTCGAAGTCGCGGCAGATGGCGACTGGCGCGGAGTCGCGCACTCGATCAAGGTCGAGGGCATCGATTCCGAGGTGGACGCGTGGACAGTGCGCGGCACCTTGCAAATGCGGGGCGAGCCTACGCGGTGGCCGATCACGATCGCGGTGAAGTATGGGGAGATCACGAATGATCGATAGGGAATCGCTTGCACGCGCACTAAGCGCGGGCCGGGGCGGGATCACGCTCCACGCTGGGACGTGCACGGAAACGATCGGGCCGCGCGGGGGGCGCACTGTCCGCCGTGAGGAATGGCGATCTACTGGCGCGCTCAAGACGTGGAAAACGGACGCGACGCGCTACCGTCTACCGCTCAAGCACGGGATGCGGGACTATGGCGAGATCACGCCAGACAACGCGCATCTATTCCACTGGCCGAATGAATGTCCAGTAAAGGATGGGCAGAATGCCTAAGCGCAAGCGGTGCGACCAGTGCGTCGCAGTCATGATCAACGGGGTTTACTGCCATGAGCACGGGTGCCCGAACGCCCGCAAGGGCAAGCGCTCGCGAGGCCGCTAGTCCCTACGATCGCGCTTGATCAACGGCTGTATTGCGGCCCGATCGAGCGCGTACGTAGCGGCTGGATGCACCAGTCCGCAAACACATAGCCACCCGTTCACACGGGCGCAGATTGGGGAATCCGCGTATGATCTGCTTCAAGTGTCACCTACAGCACCCGGCCGGATTGTGCGTGCGCGTCGCTCGCTGGATCGCCCGCGCAGTCTAGGCCGCAAATCCAGACACACGCGCGCGGCGTCCGAGGATCGCACTCTCACGCACTCTTGAACGCACGCGACGCAACATAGGCACACGGCACCCGGCGCGGGGTACATAGGCAATCGCCACCTAGGGCGCGTCACCTAGGCGGCACGTAGACAGTGGAAACGCGAGCAACGCACACGGGCGCACGGGCGCACGCTGGGCAACGCGGACAGGGGACGGGACACCATGAACAACCCCAATTGCGAGGTATGCGAGCGCCGCCGCTGGGCACACACGATCCGTGTTGTTCAGTCGGGCGAGTCGATCAACGTCTGCGCACCGTGCGCACGCGAGCGGGCGTCAGAGATTCTTGGCCTGTTGGGCCTGTAGCACAAGATCGGGAGGGGTGTCAATCATGGCTCAAGGTTGCCCCGGCAACGTGCGGATGCGCCGTACCACAAACACGGTGGCCGCGTCAAGGGATGGGGACTACGGCGCGGTGGCGCGCGGCTATGGCTACATTGTCGAGCATTGCCCGCATTGCACGCGCCCCGGTCACGCGGGGATGACGTGTCACCAGTCGCCCGCCCCGGCATCGGGCACGGTGGACGCGACCGCCTAGGGTGCGCGAGGCCGAATCAGAATGATATGCTTTTGATATGGATCGTCCATTGCATTCTGATCCGGCATCGGGTACACTCTGGGAAGTGAAGGGGCCGAACATGACAACTAAGCACACGCACCCGGTTGTATTCGGTCGCAAGGTGGACGGATGCCCGCGTTGCGCCGAACTGCGAGCCGGGGCCGCGCCGGTTGTCTGGGCGAGCACCCGTCAACGGATCGAAGATGCACGGCGACGCGACGCGATCCGATCGCACTCATGCGCCGTCACCGGGTGCGGGCCGGTATGCACCGCGTTTGACTGGTAGTGAAGGGGGCGACGATGACTAAGCCGTTCAAGGTGTGCGACTCGTGCATGACTGCGGCGTACGATCTGGGCGCGCAGACTGCCGCCGAACAGATCGAGATCATCCAGATCATGGGGGCGGACATTCCCGATCACATGTGCGATCGGTTTGAGGAACCGGACGAGATCGAGTGCGATTGCGGCGGTCACGCCTAGGGGCGGGGGGTCGAACGGTCGAGGGCGGGCACCGGGGCAGATCGTCCGGGTGCCCATCCGCGAACGGTTGACAGTCAATAGCCAAACGTGCTAGGGCCGAGATCAATCGTCGGGAGGGTTGGACAATGGCGGCGATTCCGCACGACACGGCGCGCGCGTTCCTGAACGGCAAGCGCCACAATAACGGCGCGTTCCGCTCCGAGGGTGACACCGTGTTTAGCTACGGGTTGCACCTCGCGACCCGCAACCGGGACGGGTCGATCACGGTGGAGCACCCGCTAGACGGGAGTAACAACCGATCCCAGACCAC